CTTGACGTGTTAGATCACCGTACATCACCGGAACATGACGCTCTTCGGGAGTGTCGCCGCCAGTCTTGTATTTAAAACCTATGAATATACGCATGAACTGCGTGACATAGCGTCTTATCTGCCCGTCATAAAAATAATCCATTAATTAAATTCCTTGCCCTGTTGACATAATTCACATTCACAGTCTGGACAATAGTCACATTCTTGACAGCCCTGTCCGCAATGCCTTGCACAACCGCACACGCATTTATATACTATTTTTTTATTTTCGTTTTCCATTACTCATCTGCCTTTGGTCTTAGAGCTTTTGATAAACCTTGTTTTTCTTGAACTGTGCGGCCATCTATATTAGCACTAGCATCGTTGTTAATAAATGAACCTTTCTGATTTAGTCTTACATCTTTACCTTCAAATCGTTGACCAGATAATACATCGTCAGTACCTAAATTGCTCATAGTCATTCTTGCAATGTCCTCTATCTTAGCCCATCGTGTTCCGTTGAATCTAAACAATCTATTTGGCAGGTAATCTTTTCTTAGACAATATTGTCCAAGCGTTGGATTTACTGGGAATGCAATACCTGCAGAGAAAGGTGCACCATTAGCAGGAATACCATCTTCGGTGATATAACCGTCATAGTATTTTCCGTCATGAGGGAGATTTAGTGCGCTAGCCGTTGTTCCGGCCCATATAGGTGTAGCACTATTTCCTTCAGAATAATATTCTATACTTGGGATTGTTGGATTTTTTAATAACTCTGCAGGTACATTTTTAATGACTGTATATACTTTAGCATTTCTTTGATCAGTATTAGTTGCATCATATGAAAAAATATCTCCTACGATATATAAAGGAGTCTCTGCCCATATGGATTCTTCATATTGAAAAATTCCTTTTTCATTTGTAGCATGTGGTCCAGTTGGAACGCCGTTAATATCAACAGTTCCCGGAACCATAGAGGTGTATTGATCATATGTGGGATATGTATCATTGTCAACTGTGACTAATGCAGCATTACCTTCTGTGTCTTTTTGCAAATGATAATAACGACTGGTATCATAGCCGCTCTTAGGAGCATCGGTTTCCGCTTGATCAAGAACTGCTTGAGTAATCTGCATTTCTTTTTCGTAAGTACTCATTACATCACGCAGTGTAAGGTCGCTGCCTTCACCGGCAACACCGTCTAATATATCCTTGTACTCTTGGCTGTCTACTAGTGGTTTACATTTTGCACGATACAGATGTGGATACCAAGTTACTGAAAACCCTTCGCTAGCACGACTAATTTCTTCTATAACATAGAATCTTTTTAGAGCAAACTGCAGGTCATTAAGTGCAAATTCGTCTTTGAGATGCGGTAATTCTATCACATCTCCAGCCATTAACTTACGACCAATTTTTTCTACTGTGTCGTTAATGTGGAAACTGATAAACACTGTATCGTTCTGCAGGAATAGCCCAAACTGGCTAAGGTTGAAATCTGTGTCTTGTATGTTATAAACGCCGCGTAGAATGTACACATCAGGATCATATTTGCGATCGCGATTTTCTAAAAACAGCAGATCTTGTATCTGTGTTTCAGTAGTAGACGTATAACCCGGTGTTGATGGAGTAGCTTCACTGGAAGATCCCGGTCCTAGATACTTGTGGATCAGCACATCAACACCGCCAACCTGGAACATTTCCCAGATATTTTTATCTATAAACTTGTAATCATTGCCCTTTTCGGGACGGTATAAGCTGAGTCTTGGCATAGTCATATATTTACCGCTACGATAAATAGTTATATGAGCTCAAACGATCAAGCAAAACAACAGGTATTCGACTACTGCAAGGCTATGCTAGGCGATGGCATGGTTGATGTAGAATTAGATCCAATACATTACGAAACAGCATTAAACAGGGCACTTGCGGTTTTCCGCCAGCGAAGTGATAACGCGGTTGAAGAAAGTTATATATTCTTAAATCTGTTAGAAGATCAAAATGAATATATTCTTCCTGCTGAAATACAACAAGTCCGTCAGATTTACCGTCGAAGTGTTGGATCACGCACAGGTGGTGGTACAGGCGGTACAGTATTTGAACCGTTCAATCTAGCCTATACTAATACATATTTGTTAAGCTCAACTAACATGGGCGGATTGCTAACCTATGAACTATTTGCCCAATACCAGGAATTAGTTGGGAAAATGTTTGGTAGCTTTATTAACTTTACCTACAATTCACAAAGTAAAAAATTAAGAATCGAACAACGTCCTAGAACAGAAGAAAGCGTAATGCTATTGTGTTACAATGTACGTCCAGACTTTTCTGTAATCAGCGACACTTATGCTGGACAATGGATTAAAGACTACGCACTAGCTAACTGCAAAATGATGCTGGGACAGGCACGTGAAAAATTTGCTCAAATCGCAGGGCCACAAGGCGGTTCTAGTTTAAACGGTGCGGCACTTAAATCAGAAGCACAAGCCGAAATGGACAAGCTAATGGAAGATCTCAAAACTGGTATTACTACCCAGGGTTGGGGTTGGATAACTGGCTAAAAATCCTTTGACTTTTTAATAAATCTATAATATAATTGTTGCATTAGGAGACAATTATGATTATAGGTATTTGCGGTTTCATTGGCAGCGGCAAGGACACAGTCGCTGACTATCTAGTTAACTTTCACGAATTTAGACGAGAATCATTTGCCAGCACACTAAAGGATTCTGTGGCTGCGGTGTTTGGTTGGGATCGTACACTGCTAGAAGGGCGAACAGCAGAAGCACGTGAGTGGCGCGAACAGGTAGATCCGTGGTGGGCTGAACGTTTAGATATGCCTACACTTACTCCACGATGGGTGCTACAATACTGGGGTACTGAGGTATGTCGCAAATCATTCCATGACGATATATGGATTTCTAGTTTAGAAAATAAAATCCGCACCAGTAAAGATAATGTGGTAATTTCAGATTGTCGCTTTCCTAATGAAATATCAGCGATTAAAAAAGCGGGTGGACAGATAGTATGGGTACAGAGAGGTGCGTTGCCCGAGTGGTACGATGATGCTGTTTCTGCTAATCAAGGCAACAACATCGGTATTAACAATATGAAAGTGCGTAAAATTCATGCTTCGGAGTGGGCATGGCTAGGTAGCAAATTTGACCATATCATTGACAACAATGGTACTATCGACGACTTATTCAAACAAGCACAGCAGCTAGTAGTCGGCCAGCAGATCCCCTTGTTTCCAGACTATTCCGTCTTTGCTTAGAGTTAATGCACAATTAGAGCAAACTGTCTTTAGATTAGAATGACGGCAATTATCAAGATTGCCGTCAATATGAAATACCCTAAAAACTTCTCGGTGGATGGATTTAAAACCGCACTTGTCGCACTGTAACTTCATCTTATAGCCAGCACGTACCCATCTAGGAATGCCGTGGTATACTCCGTGTGTCATGCAGATTTCACAAAGGCTACGATAGTAAGTCCTATCACCTTTTTTGTAGTTCACTGCACGGGGTCTTAAACTGCATTTACATAACGGTCTCATACTAATATTTAAACGAACTACACCTTTTTAACCCCTTTTTCTCTGAGGTAAACAAGCCAATTTTAGGGTTCACCGCTAAATACATTGAGCAAACTATTACCAGGAGAAAATGGGATGGCACTACAATCACCAGGCGTACAAGTTACGGTAATCGACGAAAGTCAATATACACCTGCCGAGCCAGGCACAACCCCTCTTATTGTTGTTGCCACAGGGCAAGATAAGACAAATGCAGCAGGCACAGGAGTGGCTGAGGCAACAACTAAAGCAAATGCTGGAAAAGCATTTAAGATGACAAGCCAGAAAGATCTAGTAGATTTCTTTGGTGTACCTTTCTTTGAAAAGACAGCAAGTTCAAATCCAGTACATGGTGGCGAACGAAACGAATACGGACTACTAGCAGCTTACAGTTTGCTAGGTGTATCCAACGCAGCATTTATTGTTAGGGCTGACGTAGATTTAACCGAATTAGCAGCATCAGCATCGGCCCCGGGAGCATTACCAAACGATGGACAATGGTGGATTGACACAACTTCTACAGATTGGGGTATCCAAGAGTGGAACGGATCTCCTGCAACAGTAGTAGGTGGTCAAAAATTCACAACTAAGATTCCGTTAGTATTAACAGACGATGATGCAGACAATATTGTTAGTGGAGTTCCAAAAACTTCTATAGGAGCAGTTGGTGATTACGCTGTGGTATTTGAAACTGTAGATGGATCTGGTACATTTATCGCTAGCAAAGAAACAGCAAGAATTTATTACAAATCTGCAGGAAACACAGTGGCAGGAGTAAGTGCAGGCGAGTGGGTGTTACTAGGTAGCAATGACTGGGCATCAAGTTTGCCTACAATTAAGGGATCAGTCTCTGTTTCAACACCAATTTCAGTAACAGGACCATTGGTACTTAACAATACTACAGTCATCGCCAGCACAGGTAGTTATTCAGCAGCTACACTTGCAGGAGTAATTAATGGGTTAAGCATTGATGGCGTAACAGCCAATGCAGTCAACACTCGACTATACATATACGGTAATAACACTAGTATACCAGGCACCGGTGATGACAGCACAACCGCAGACGGTACTATTACTTTAGAAGGTAGTGGATGGAGTGTTTTTGGTATGAACGAAGGTACTTATCAATCTCCTAGTTT